ACTTCTATAAAAACAAGGTCATCGTTACCAATGTTTTCTATCCGATGGAACATCTCCTTTCGAATATCCACACACTCTCCCGGCTCCATATCAAAGAAATCGTCCCCAATGGTGACAAGGGCACGACCTTCCACGATGAACCAATGTTCATTTCTCTTTTTATGTTTTTGTAAACTCAATTTATGGGTAGGTTTGACGGTAATTCTCTTTACCTTGTGTGTCTTGTCATCCAGTAAAATCTCAAACTTTCCCCACGGTCTTCTTTCTTCCTTCACGTCCTTTCCTGACGAAGCTCATCACGAATTTGCATCAACAATTTACCCATCTTGTTCTTGCCCATTCCATCGTGGCCTGAACCCCAATATGGGCTGAATGATGCATCCTCTACAAGATATCTGTCACCAGTTGCAAGAAGATAAGCCCTTGCTTCTGGATTTTGTGTGAACTTTGCCTTTACCCCCTTATACATTATTTGGTCTTTTACATCATCCCAATCAGACCTCATCTTGACCTGTCTTCCTAGCCTTCGGGCCTTGGCGGGAGACTCAGCTAACATAATTCTTGCCTTGTCAACAGGGTTGAGTGCCTTTTCTGATTGATAGTAATGTTCGACGGTCTTATACTCTCTCCCGTCTATATTGACTTTACAAAGGTAGAAATTTGATAAAGGATGATGTTCTCCGACAAACCGTAACTCATTCTCCATATATAGACATCCTCTCTGGATTTAGCCGAATGGCTGATGTTGACCTTCTCTTTCCACATGTCTTGGTGATTTTTGACATACCAAATCCAGACAGGGTGGAAAGACCCTCACCTGCCATAATCATATCAGTATAAAACCGTATCAACTGTTCTCTTGACAATTCCCTACTCAAATATTTCCTTGAGTTCGTTATCATCCTTTTCAGTCTTGCATCACTCTTCTCTTTCGACAACTCTTCAACCAACGAAATCGCCTCATCTATATTTGCTCGTATCGCATCATCGGACATATAGTCAATCTTTTCCAACCGGATGCCCAAAACCAGACCAAGAGCTTCTTTCAGGGACGCACAGGAACCATAGAACACTCCATTCAACACAACCCTTATTTCTTCTCTTGTTGACATTGTTTTTCTCCTTTCTATCTACCAACGCTCTCCAAATATTTATTCTTTGTCTCTTCCCAAGACAGCCCAATGAGGTCATCGTAGAACAATTTATCCCTGTTGTATCTCTTCGTTTCAAGAACATTCTTTATCCTTGGTGTTGCATATCGTTCCTTCCACAGGTCAGATAGTGCCTTACAGGAATTGTCAAAGGCCTTTTCACCCAAGACATCCGTTTCCCTTCGGAGAAACTCTTTTGTGTTCTTATATAATTCAGCAAAATACACACCACGGGGTGCATTGTTCTCTTCCGGCTTCACCTTCAATGTAGAATAGGCAAAACTCAAAACCTTTGTTTTCGGTCTTGTGGGTAATGTGCCGTCTTCCCTTTTTGATATCATCTTCCTGTATTCGTCTGGATAGGTATCTCTCACCCAATTCTTGACAATCTCATACGCCTCGTCAGAAGGTTCTATGGGAATTTTTCCTTCCGTAGACTCACATTGTCTCCAATACTTCAACCGATTATATTGTGAAAGTCCACCATAGACAGAGGTGGTAGTAACCGCAACGAGTTTCTCATCGGGATATTTTGTATTCCACACTCTCTCCACGGTATCGGAGAGAACCAGAAGTGCCACCAGTTTCCCACCCGTGTAATTGAAACCAAGAGGTTGGGTGGGAACAATTGAGTTTCCCATCGCAGTATAATTCAACATATTCTCTTTCAGTCTTTGGTCAAGTGTCCATCCGATATATCTGTCCCGTCCACCAATGGTTATAAAGTCAGAACCCAAGGAGATGACACCAAGGTGTTTCTTCGTGATATTGTCAATGATGTAGAACTTGGCGCTCCTACCCAAATTCTGCGACCATTGTAATGTAGACGTGAACACTCTCAAGATGTTCCAAGTCAACTGCCTGTCGGGAGAATCAGCATGAATGACGATGGGTTCCAACTTGAGATAATCCATCGGGTCGTCTGGAACCCATATCGTGTTCTTGATTTCCCAAATTCGTGCCAGTTCCTTCTGACTCCATTTTGTCTCGTTGATTTCCAGCCACTTCCTGTAGAGTGTATATTCCTCAACGGACATCTGTTTCACTTTCTTGATATTTTCTTCCAGTATTTTTTTTACTTCCTCTGCTTTCATTCTATACTCCCTTGAAACATTTTATACTTTCACATAACATTTTCTGTCCTTCCTCTGGATTATAAATCACATATGCGGGATGAACAGAATATACTACCTGTGTGCCAAACTCTTCATTGTAATCCAATACCCCATTGATATCTTTCATTATACTACGGTTTCCCGTCAATGTAAAGTAGGCATAGGAACCCAGCGTAAGAATCTTCGAAGGTTTCAGGACTTTCAAATACTTTCGAAACCACATTCTACAAACATCCATTTGTTCATCTGTCGGTTTTCCGTTCTTCCCGTCCTTGACAGGTCTGCAATTGACAGAATTGATGATGAGAAAGTCTTCCCGATACAGACCAAAACTTTCCATCGCAGACCAGAACTTTTCACCGGCCTTACCAATGAAAGGTGTATTGTTCACAACCTCATCTCTACCGGGAGCTTCTCCAAGAATGGCAAAACGGGCCTTCTCCGTCCAATACGGTTTGGCCCGTCCGTTCTTATACAGAATACACCTCTCACAGGATTGAACCTGTTTGTCGAGAAGCTGTAACATTCTTACTGTTTTTTTATCCATTCATATATCCCCATAATAACGCCAACTACACAAATGAAAAACAGGGCTATTGCACCGCCTATCAGGAATAATGCGAGCAAACCAAGAGCAACGGCAAACGGGAAATAAAACGGTAGAAAGATAATCCACCAAGACCAATCCAACCATCCCGTCACCTTGAGAATGACCATTATAAGCCCCAAAATTATCAGACCAAATCCTGCCCAGCTATTGTTGTTCATTGTCTTCTCCTTCTCTCTCCTGTTTGTGGAGTCGTTCTCAATTCTACTGTTTTTCTTTCATCGCCAGTTTTTTGGGCATCGAGCACCCAAGGGTCAAGCTCCGTTGCATCATACATCTTCAAGGTTCTTGCATCATAGTAGAACTTGTCCACCTCACCCACTCTACCACCTAACCTATTCTTGACTATCTTATAGTGTAACTCACTCTCATATATCAGTAACTCATCATCCACACCATAGATGGCCATAAAGTCTGCGGTGGCAGGAACACCCATACTCTCCGAAATGTATACGAAATCCACTTCGTTGAAGGCAACCATAGACCCCTCACGGTTCAATTGTGATACTGATATAACAGGTATTTCGAACCGGAAGGATAACGCCCTCAGCTCTTCTGCAATCCTCTTCACATCAGAATACATGTCTCCACGGCTAGAATAGGATGGTTTCATAATGTTGATATAGTCAACATAAAGAATACTCGGCTTGATGCCTCTCATAATCAACTCACGAAGATATCTCTGAATATCCTGAACTGACGCCTCTCCCGTAGGAAATTGTTTGATGAACAGGGAACCTCGTCCGGTTGTTGCCTTAACCTTCTTCAATTCCTTGACTAACTGGTCTGACATACTCTTGAGAGTATAAATCTTGTTGATGTCAAGGTTCGTGAAAATAGAGTCGAACCTCTGTGCAAAAGCATCTTCCGACATTTCAAGAGAGCAAATAATCGGATTATGTCCACGAAGAACCTGACGAGAAGCAAAATTAGCAAGAGTATTTGAGTTATGAGATAAAACGCCGTTTGTATAAAACTTATGATGGTATGGTAAAGAAACGTCATACATCTCTACAATTTCCCCTGTATCAAAAACATCAAAAATTGTTTCAACACAATCAATTCCCTTTATTTTGCAACCGGGGAAAACATCTTTTGCAAAGATTTCCTTATCATCAGATGTAATAAAAACATGGTTATCAGCACACTCAAGCTCAATACCAGACTCAAACAAAACAATCATCTTACGAAACGGGATTGTCTCTATGAGATAATCAATGTCAACAAATCCAATATCAGTATAAACTTGGTAACCATCAACACTATAATGATTTTTCGATATATTATCGAATAACATTTTTCAATTCCTCTATAATACGATTTTTATCAGAATTCCAATCACTTTCCCATATTATATAAACGTTATATCCACATTTACGAATTATATCAATTCTCTCATTATCATCTTTCCATTTATCCGTGGCCATTTTTTTTATATAAGGATTATAAAAATTTTCCTCATATAGAATAGGATTACAATGAAAATAATCCCCATAAAATTCAATTACGTTATTTTTATATAAACCATCTACAACAAATCTATCAACAAAACATTCTCTATCTATAACGATATTCAATCTTCTTTCTATTTCATCAAGGCAACCCTTACACGACATTGATGGATACATACTATTGAAAGTATCCATTCTCCTTTCCAGCATTTTTCTATAACGGTGTTTTCCTTCTGTCTCACCATACCTAGCAATAAAATTATTCAAGGTAGTTTTCTTTTTTTCATTTATTATTTTCTTTTCTTCATCTGTTTTTGATTGCATCTTTAGCAACCACTTCTTTTGTCTTTCTTCCCACCTCTTTATACCATCCTCTTCACCATATTTCTTTATATAAGACAGTCGATTATTACCGCTTCTTGATGATATTTCTTTATGTTTTTCTTTACCTCTCACTTGCTCAGAATGGGAAATTCTCTGTCTTTCAATATATAAATTATATCTTTCTCTACCAACATCTTCACCGTATTTTGATATAAAGAAATCTATAGTATTTCTATTCTTACTTGCCTTTCCAACATTTTCTTTCCAAGATAGATATTTCTCCTTTCCTTCTTCACCATACTTTCTGATAAAAGATTCAATTGACGGCATTTCACATACTTCCCCACTTTTATATTTGTTCACGGTTTCAATATATTTATAAAAGTCTTGTATCTCTATACAAAAGATATTATTTTTATCATCTTTTACAGATATAACAGTATTTCCCCCCACACACTTGAACCCGTGAACTCTTGAAACGATAACAGAGAAGGTAAAGGGTGGAAATCCGCCATTCAGATATTCATCAAATTGTGGGAAATAGGTCGGAACCCGAACAACGGATGTATGTAAAATTCTTTTCAGCCTTTCCCCCAACATCTCAAAGTAGTCCAGACCGATATCAATACGAAGGTCTTTACAGAGCGCGGCTTCTATAATGGAACGAATTTTCGTTCTCTCCTCATCTTTACGATTGATGACATCAACTGATTCGAGAATAGCTGACTTGATTGCCTTCTCCTTGAGATATTCATTCGTCTGGTCAAACAGATAGTCATAATTCTTCGGAACATCGAAATCTATCGAATCAATCTCAAGAAAAAGCTCCTTTACATCTTCCTCATATTTCTTGTCAAGACTACTGATTATGGCTTCCCGTGGAGCAATATTTCCATACTTCTCAACGTGGTCTTTCATAAATGTAAACACTTCAGCAATAACCGGATTGTCGAAGTATTGTCTATGAAAGACGGTTGCAATTGTAACAAGAAAAGACTTGTCCAACAAACAAGCCTTGACTATCAACTTCTCAAGCTGTCTACTATCCATTACTGGATACTCCTCTGGACAAACTCACTACAGGTATAGATGACCGTATCACCTATCCCCGAACACTCTTTGGCGCAAGAGTTACAGAGACTACCGTTCTTTTTCTGTGGAAGAAATAGTAGATTCGATGTGTCAGACTTCGGAAGAATAAACGCCTTCTCTATACCAAGATAGTCGAGAATGGCCTGTGCCTTGTTGATGTCCCTTGACTGAATCCTCAAGTATTGCTTCAGGGTGACATACTTCTTCACATCCTCAACATCTTCAAGTTTTTCAATCTTCTTGATAGGAATGAACCTGTTCTTCTTGAGAACCCCTGCGAACCATTCCCCACTTTTATCACGAATAACAGCTTTAGCATTGATGTTTACAACGCCCATAAAAAACCTCCACAATTCTGATTGTTTACATTATAACACAATTTATGGGAAATGTAAACATCTATGTTTACACTTCCGTTTCCTGCTGATATAATAATTATAAATAACTCACGGAGAAATGTCAAGATGCCAGACGAAATCATCACATCATCCGAAGAACAAGAAAGGGACGAGGTTTGGAAGAGCCTATATGAGCTATATCCAATCGACCAGCAAGTCCGTTTCAATGAATTTGATGTTACACAAAAACTTAGCATGTTGCCCTTTCTGAAAGTCCAATACGACGATTTATTCTACAAGGAAAAGGCCCGATATGACCGAATGTTGGAAGCGGTTGAGAAAATTCAGGGCATCCGTTACGACCATTACCGATTCAACTATGACAGGGAACT